TCACTCAAATGAATTAAAAACAGTTTTTGGGGAGGGGGAGAGAAATGTGGTTCTACGCATTCTTTCAATCCTAAAAACCAATCCCGAAAAACTGATGGAGCATATAGAAAATATTCAAGAGGAGAACTTAGTATGACAGAAATAGTACCGCCAGTAGTTACACCGCCACCCGCAACACCTACGTCTTGGAGAGATACACTACCAGATGATTTGAAAGCGGATCCCTCGCTTGCTACCTTCAATGACCCAGCGGCCTTGGCTAAATCCTACGTGAACGCGCAAAAACTTATTGGCAAGGATAAAATCTCCCTGCCAGATAAGCACGCAACGGATGAGGATTGGAATAATATTTTCTCAAAGCTCGGTCTTCCTAAAGAGCTGGCAGAGTATCAAGTCGATGTAGAAAAAGATGCTGGTCTTGATGAGACGTTTATTAATCAGTTCAAAGAGAATGCTCACAAAGCAGGAGTACTACCAAAACAAGCCAAAAAGTTGTTGGATTGGTACACAAAAGCCTCGAAGGAAACTTTGGGCGCATACCAAAACGACATCAACTCAAAACAAGCAGCGCTTGAAGAAGTTCTTAAGAAGGATTGGGGCGCGGCATTTGACAAAAATATGCTCGCGACAAATTTAGTGATGAAAGATTTTGGTGACGAGGAAACCGCTAAGTTTTTCTCGGAGGCAAAAATGGCAGATGGCACAAGTCTTCAGAAAAACCCTGCTTTTTTGAAGTTCATGGCTAAAATCGGTGGAACTTTAAAGGAAGAAGCTATTAAAGGTGGAATCCAAGAGCGCGGTGGAGATCCTAATGCACTATCTCCAGATAATGCTATGAAGGAAGTCTCGCGCATCATGGGAGATTTTGCTCACCCGTACTATGACAAAAACCATCCTAATCATTTGGCGGCTGTATCAGATGTTCAGCGCTTTATGCAGATGGCACACCCGCAAAAATAATTTTTAAATAGCTATTGCAAATAATTCCCCCTTTCACGTACAATGTTATGTGTCAGGGGGAATCTGCTTTTGTGGATCCCTGTATTCTAGGGCCGAGGCCACGGACTAGAGCACTCTTTCTTGCGAGTCTAAAGCAAGTCAGACTTCGACGAATCCTCCTAAGAGGGTAATTCGGAAGAGTTTATCAATAAATTTTTTCGTTTAACCCCTAACCTAAAGGAGGACATTCTCATGTCTAGTCTTATTACAGAAGCATTTGTTAAGCAGTATTCTGCTAACATTTTCCATCTTTCACAACAAAAAGGTTCCCGCCTGCGCTCTTTCGTTCGCAGCGAAGCACAAAAATCCAAGTATGAATTCTTTGAGCGTTTAGGCGCTACAGCAGCAGTTCTCAAAGCAAGTCGCCACGGCGATACCCCTTTGATGAACTCTGATCACTCTCGTCGTCGCGTTGGTCTTGCAGACTATGAATGGGCTGACATGATTGACAACGAAGACAAGATCCGCACATTGATTGATCCTCAATCCGCATACGTTCAATCTGCTATGATGGCAATGGGACGTTCGATGGATGATGTTATCATCGAAGCTGCTCTTGGTACTGCTTACAGCGGCGAAGAAGGTGCTACTTCTGTTATCCTTCCTGCTTCTCAGTATGTTGGTGCAGTAGTTTCTGGAACCCCAGCAGTTTCAAACTTGAACGTAGAAACTCTTATCCGAGTTAAATCTAAGTTCGGTGTGAATGATGTTGATTCCGAAATTCCTTTGCACATTGCAGTTACCCAATCCCAAATCGACGCTATGCTTGGTCAAACTTCTGTTACCTCTGCTGACTACAACAACGTAAAAGCTTTGGTTGAAGGAAAAGTTGATACATTCATGGGCTTCAAGTTCCACAGAATTCAACGTCTTCCAACTGCTGGTAGCGGTGGCTTCTTGGCTGCTATTACCACCACCACTGGTGCTGTTGCTCTTTCCACTGGAAACGGTAACAACTGTCGTCGATGCTTCGCATGGGCACAAGACGGATTGGTTTTGTCTGTTGGACAAGATATGCTTGCTAGCATCGACAAACGAGCTGACAAGTCTTTGGCTACCCAAGTTTATGCACGCATGAGCATTGGTGCTACTCGCTTGGAAGAAAACAAAGTTGTTGGAATTCTTTGCACTGAATCATAAGATTAACCGGGCCCACGGAATGTGGGCCCAATTTAAAAGGAGATAAAAATGGCAACATTTAAAAGTACAGTTTACACCTACCAAAACGGAGAAGTTCAAGGCGCTCCTAAAGCGGATATCGGCGCACTCAACGGCGTTGTTAGAACTTTGCAATTCAGCCACACATTCGGTCAAGCAGTAATTGCTATTGCCGATGTAATCAAACTCTGCCAACTTCCTAAAGGCGCTCGTCCTGTAGGCGGTCAAATCTACATCACTTCCACTGGCACCACGGGTATCTTCAAGTATGGCTACGCAGCCAGCCTTGATTTAGATTCCTCTGGCACAACTTTGGAAGCTGCTGATGATGACGCTTTCTCAACAGCCGCTGATTTGGATTCTGGTGGTCAAGTTGTTGACTACAAAATGGTGGGCGCAGATGCAGCTTTCTTGAAAAAGTTTGCTGGCAAAGTTGACGTTCAATTGGAAGCTACTGAAGCTACCGATGCAGCGACCACTGACACCATTTCTGGTTATATTGCTTACGTGATTGACTAAGGTCTAAAGGACTAGGGGGTCGCAAGACCCCTATAGTTTTGATAGAGAGGGGATATGGCAACAAAAGTTGAAATTTGTAACTCTGCTATCGCAAAGGTTCGTGGTAAGCGGATCTTAACTCTAAATGATGATACGGTGGAAGCCCGTATTCTTACCGATATTTATCCGCGCGTAATGGATGATTTACTTCGCGCCCATCCTTGGAATTTTGCAAAGAGACGAGCAGCACTTGCGCAACTTTCGACAGCACCTATTTGGGGCTACGAGTATGCCTATCAATTACCATCAGATTATAGAAGACTTCTGAAAACAGATATTCCTACTGGAATCCCCTGGGAGCTTGAAGAAGAAAAACGCCTGCTCACAGACTATACTCTAGTGAATATTCAATATATTGCACTTGTTAACGAATCAAAATTTGATTCTTGTTTTTGTGAAGTTCTCGCATTCCTATTAGCAGAACAATTAGCCTATCCCCTCACACAAGGTACAGCACTGGCACAACAAATGAGTGCGATGGCTACTAAGAAATTACAGGCTGCAAGGTCCTTCAACGCTCAGGAGCGCGGGAGCATCGTACAAGTGGAAGCCAATGAATGGCTTGATTCGAGATACTGATGGCGCGTTTCAGAGAAAATATTTCCTCATTTTTGGGAGGAGAAGTTTCTCCTAAAGTATGGGGCCGAGCAGATCTTCCCACATACAAGCAGGCCTGCGAGATAATCGAAAACATGATTGTGTTTCCGCAAGGTGGTGTGGGTATGCGCCCCGGATCCCAACATCAGTACGGAGATCTCGCCACTGAGACGGAACTCACGACAGCCCTGCCACAAGTACGCACAATTCCTTTTATCATTTCAAAGACTGAAGCATATATAATTGTGCTCACCACAGATGACACTCAAGGTGCCAAAGGTATTTTTGTTTTTAACCCTGCAAGTGGCACGCTTTCTACACCTACTATCCAATTCTCAGCGGATGCTGAAAAGCAGTTCATTGGATATTTAACCTCTGACATCATTCGAGAAGTCGCTTACGCACAGTATGGAAACGCGGTATTTCTTTCGCAATCCTCTACCATCCCCATTGCCATCGAGAAGAAGGCGGATGGAAGTTTCTATTTGGTTCCTTTTTGGGGATTTGCCACTCTTGGCTACGCGGCTGCTGTGAATCCCACAGACGCTCAAAAGGCTGTCGCTTGGCCGTACATGGATGTGAATACTACAGCGGCAACTTATCAGTGTGGCGCAACATCTGGCACATTTAACATGAGCCGATCTGGTACTCCTTATTTGTCTCTTTCGTCTTCTTCAATTGGCTCTATGATACGAATGACGGGAGATAGCGCCGCTGTTACTGGAGCCGCGGTAATTAATGCTGTCGGCGGCGGGGGAGTTTTAAATGTCACTTCTCGAGTGACTTTCGAGGATACGAATGCTTCTACACTCTTCCACTACTCAGCGTGGTCTGATCAATGGGGCTGGCCTCGTTCTGTTTGCTTCTTCGAAGGTCGCATCATGTACGGCGGTAATACGACTTTCCCCAATTCTGTTTGGGGTTCTCGCTCTGCCAATATAGCGGATCTTCGCCAACAGCATTGGGTGCAAGATTCTCCCAGCACTGTCACAAACGATGATCCCTTCTCGTTTGCCATTGCAAGTGCGGAGCTCAATGCGATTCAATGGATTTCTCCTAGTAAGAATTTAGTAATAGGGACTTTGGGGAGAGAGTACTTGGCGTTTGGTCCTGACCCTGCTCTTTCGATGGGGCCTCTTAATTATAATTTCTCATCAGAGAGTGCCATTGGTTCTAAGGCTGTGCAGCCTGTGCGCGTGGACAATGCTTTAATTTACATACAAAGATCTGGTAGACGTTTGCGAGAATTCATTTTCAATTTCCAAGAGGATTCATTTAAGTCTTTGGATATCTCAAAGATTGCAGAGCATATGCCAAGACGAACCCTTGCCAATTTGGTGCAAGAGGATGTCGATAATTTCGGGCCGCCTGAGTACATAAGCATTTGTCTTCAAAACTCTGATGATCCTATCATCTGGCTTGTGGATGCAAACGGTGGTCTCGTTGGTATTACTCGCGATAGGGACGCAGAGGTTGTAGCTTTTCACTATCACAAGATGGGTGGATCTTTTGACGATGGTTCAAATGTTCGTCAACCTTGGGTATTATCAGCTTGTGTAATCCCAAGTTCAGATGGGACCCATGATGATTTGTATCTGACAGTCATGAGAACGGTTGATTCTCAGACTGTGACCACACTTGAGAAAATAGGGAGGGCTTTTGAACTAGACGCGGTTTACAATGACTCGACTTCTCTTAGCAATAAAATGTGTTATTCGGATTGTGCCAAACTTGTTCTTGCGACAGTCCCCGGAACCCCTCAATTAGTTTACTCAGGATTTGATTATCTTGAGGGTGAGACAGTCGTCGTTGTAGCAGATGGAAAGTACATGGGAGAGCTGACCGTTACCTCAGGTGACATCACCCTACCATACGCCGCCGAGGAAGTAGTGGTAGGGCTTTCCTACACAGCGGTTCTTAAGCCTATGAATATAAATTTAGGTTCCGTCCTTGGTAGTTCACAAGCCACTCCAAAATCTATGGATACAATTACAGTTAGGTTTAATAGAACCATTGGTGCAAAGTTCGGATCCTCGATGAGTGATTTAGAGGAAATTCAATTTCGCGATCCTATGGCCGCACAAGACGATGCCATTGCTCTTTTCACAGGTGATAAAGAGATGACTTTCAAAGAGGGGTGGGAAGCAAAAAGGCATATATACGTTGTGCAAGACCTCCCCCTGCCAATGCAGATTGATTGTATTATTACTAGAGGCCTTGCGAATGATTAGGATGGTTAAGTTCCATCCTGCGCATATTGATCTAGTAAATCCCACAGAGGTTTTCCTGGGGGAAACTACGCAAAAGATTGAGGCTATAGGAGAAAACGATGTGGCTTTCACTGTGATGAAGGATGATGCCATCATGGGGTGCATTGGCGGTCAATGTCTTGAGAATCCCAAGAAAGTCAGCATCATGCATATTTGGTCTATATTCACGAAAGCTATATACGAAAATCCCCAAGAGTTTGCTATTACTATGCATAGATTCCTCGAGCGTTTTGAGGAAGATAAGGGAGTGGATATTTTTCAAACCTATGTCAAAGTGGGGTATCCACTGGTTTACAGGTGGGCACAGTTTTTGAAATTTAAGGAGGTTAGAATTATGCGCAAATTTGGGTTAGATAATTCTGATTATTATTTAATGGTGAGGCAGAAAAATGTTTTCATGGAGAAAGTATGAACCAAAGGATTTCGATGTGATTTCCCCTTGGTATGTAGCACATGGGTGGGAAGCTCCACCTGATAGTTCGATTCTACCTTCCACAGGAATTGTGGTGGAGTTAGATGGTGAGCCTATTGGAGCAGGATTTTTGTATCTGACAAATTCTCCTATGGCATTGCTTGAGTGGTTAGTTACGAAGCCCTGTTTG